CACCAGAATATATACCAAGTTGATTAGTATTTATTCCAAATCCAGCTTTCCAAGTACTATCATTCTGTAAAACAATTTTATTTGGGCCTTGAGCGTGTGTATTATAACTAGCATCAAATACTACTTTCTCCCAAGCAGCATTATCCCAATTTGTACTTACGTTACCACCAGCACCAGTTAATTCTAAATTTCCTGTTAAAGCAACGCCTGTTGAAGTTGTCTCTAACTTGGTGCTGTTGTCATATCTAAGTTGTACTTGTGCGTTAGCTATTGCATATATGGCAGTTTCATTATTGACAGGGTTAATAATAATATCACCACCGCCGCCTCTAATAGTTAAATCGCCTGTGGTGTTATCTATAAACGAACTATTGTTACTACCATTGTGATATAGCGATAAATCTTGACCAGCACCGATTTGTAGCTTTTTATTATCTGCTGGTATTAGGATATTTCCGTTATTATCTAATCTTAATCTGCTAATATTGTTAGTCCAAAAATCTATATTGCCGTCTTCCTTGTTAATAAAATAACAATGTGAATGTGCCATTTCAAGAAGAAGTCCATCTTGATTACCTGTACCTGTAGTTGAGTTTTGAATACGAAGTGCAGCATCAGTAGCTTGATAAATTTCTAACCCTTTATTTCCACTTGTTGATTTTCCAACTGTAATTGAACCTGTAACTTCTAATCCATATGAACTTGTCTCTAGCTTTTTACTGTTGTCGTAATACGCTTCTACTGCTCCGTTATCAATACAATTAACAAACATTTCAGAACCATCTTGATCCTGCAATTTGATACCATCAACACTTCTTAAATGAAGAATACCAGTATTGTTTGTTATAAATGAAAAACTAGCAGAGTGATGAAAAATCTCTAAATCTTGAGAATTTCCTAATCTTATTTTTTCATTGTCAGCAAGATCTATTGGTTTTACTAACTTAGCACTTGTAATAGCATTGTCTTGTATCTTCTCTGTTGATACCGAAGTATTAGCCAACTTAGCTGTAGTAACTGTATTATCACTAGGAGTTCCAATATCTACTGATTTACCAATAGTAATGATAAAGAAATCTGATCCACTGGCAGGGGCAGTACTAAATATTACTGATGATCCACTAAGAGCAAAACCTTCACTTGGTTGACTAGAACCATTATTAGGTTTTTGTACAACACCATTAATACTTACAAGTAATTGTTCTGCTAGTTCTGGTGGGTGGTTAATATTAAATTTATAAGCACTGCCATTAAAAGTTGCACTTCCTCCACCAGTACCATTAAAACTACTTAAGGTATTTGTATGAAAGTTACCAACAGAACTTGCTTCTTGATAAGCAGTACCATTAAATACTAAAAGTTTATTATCAGACTTTCTAAAAATTAAATCACCCTCATCATTATTAGATGTTGGAGTGGTTTCTACAACTCTATATCTATTACCAAAATCATCAATATCATTACTTAAATTTATTAGATCAGATTCTTTTAATAAGACTTTATGGTAAGTGTAAGTATGTAATGTAGTTGTTGTCTGTACCTGTAAACCAACACCACTACCTAAAGTTTTACTTTGTAGGTCAGAAGGAAAACTATTTATAGTGACAGTATTACCTGTGCCAGCACCATTAGTTATAGTCGCAACACCACTACTATTAACAACTACCCCACCTGCATCTGATATAGAAACTACAGTACCAGCATTACTACTAGGATCAGGGTGTGTAGAAGGGAAAGATGTTTCATTTGCTATTGCAACAAAACCACCTAAAGCATTAGTAACCGTAAGAATACGATCATTAACAGCTTTTGATGTTGGTATCTTTGCATCACTGTTAGCTGTTAAAGAAGTTTCTACTTCCTTATTAGTTAGTTGGTTAAGGTTAGCTGTAGAAGCTGTAATACCATCAAGTGTGTTTAATTCTGAAGCAGTAAGAGTACTATTAACACCATCTAATGTATTTAGTTCTGTGGTACTTACTGTTGCCCCATCAAGAATTGAAACTTCATTATTTGTTAAATTAGCAAGACTGGCAGCACTACCTGTTTGACAGTTAGATAAAGATTTAAGATCTGCTTCAGATATTTTGGCAGCATTAACAGCATCATCAGTAATCATGCCATTAGAAACTGTACCTGTATCACCTGTAGTAACTACAGTACCAGACACATTAGGTAGGTTTATTGTACGATCAGCAGTTGGATTTACTACACCTAAAGTAGTTTCATTGGCATCATCTGAAGAACCTTCAAATACAAGGTTGGTAGTAATAGTTTGAGTACCATCTCTTTTAACAACATTAGTATTTAATTCATCTACAAATTCTTGTAAACCAAATAAAATTTGATCGCTATTATTATCAAGATCTGTTTCTGTTAAAACAGAACCATCTTGAAAATCTACTTTTTTAGCTGATATATCGGTATTTCTTTGAAATCTTATACTTTGTCCACTAGTAGGAAAATTACCAGAAGTAAAAGATATTTGAGTAGTGCTGTGAAAAATATAATGAGTATTAAGAGTTTTCAAAACACCATCAACTGTTACATCTATTTCTGATTGTGCAAGATAATTAAAACCTATATTAAAAGGACCAGCAGTACCATTAGCAGTAGGTGTAGTAAAAGATGCAGCAGTGTTAGTAGCCATAGTTAATTAGTGTCAAGGTTGCGTTCAAAGCCTTCGTCAAGAGCTTCGAGTTCTTTAATGTATGCGTCAAGCAGATCTGGTCTGTCTTGTTCTAACCACCTCATAATAGCTCTTTCTTCTTGTTCCTTATAAATATCCCTCCATCCATTTCTTAATTCTTTAGTAATTTGATCTCTGTATCTTTTTGACCTTTGTGAATCTATAGCATCTGGACCTTCTTTTAATATTTTTCTACGTTTCTTTACTTCTGGATCATTAATATATTCAAGATATTTTTCTTGTATGGAAACACCCTCTTCATCTCTTAGCAAAGGAATACTGTTGTTAATCTTTAACCAGTTTTCGCTATCTAAATATATGCCACCTAATAATTCATCAGACAATGGTGTGTGGATGTATCCTATTTCATCCATAAAAGTAAGAAGAGGATTGTTTTCTGATTCACTATATTTAAAACGGTTATAGTTTTTATAACCAAAACCAACAGGATATTGCATAAATTTACCAGTAAATACATTACGAACTGGTTCTAAATCAGCATCCCAACCAGTAACTCCTTGAGATAATGTACGTTTAAAACTTAAACCAAACTTTTTAAAATAGTTTTCAACTACTGGTATTGTTGGCTCTATATCGACAAGTGTTCCATCATCCCTAGTTGTTTGTTTTGTTATATCACCTTTGCGTACTTTTTTATCAAATTTAGGATTTTCTAAGTTGTATTGTATTCCTGTAGATTCATCAAAATAATCATAATCATTAGCTCTTTTTATAGATCTAGCGGTAGTTTGCCACATTGGTATTGGTATTTCTGTAGCACCTAAAGAGTAAATATCTAAATACTTAACTGTGCTTTCTGGCATACCAAGACTTTTTGCAATATCGCCTATAGAAGCTCTACCAGAAAATGGAGTTCTATTAATAATTTGCCTTCCCATCCATCTTGCAGCCCTATCTGGGTTTCTAAATACATCAACAAACTCTGTAACTCCTTGTAAGAAAATATCATTTTGTAATGATCTCCAAGTTAAAGCTAGTAGAACATTACCAGCTTCTTCTTTGTCTTCTGCATCTAATTCTGCTGTTACTTCGGGCCAATCACCCATAATTTCTAAAGCACTTTCCCAGGGATCTAAGCCTGTAAACGACAAATAATATCGTTCTGGTTTTCCATCTGGACCAAGAATTTTATTACCTTCTTCATCTTTTTTTAAAAAACCAACACTACTTGGTATTTCACCCAGTTCTTTTCTTAATTGTTGACCTTGATAATTTCTAGGACCTGCACCAACTAAAACCATTTCGGCATCAGGGTCATTTCTTGCTGAAGACATAAGCCCTAATCCTAATAAGAAACCTTGTCCTATTATTGCTTCTCCTAACGCTTTAGACCTTGTACTCCAATCATCACTTAACATTGCATCGTTATATTCTTTTAAAACATTACCAAAGCCAATATTAATAGGTTTACCAGTTTGAAAATTTAATTTGTTTAATAAACTACCTGGCCTTGATGCGTCATATTTTGTGCCTATAAGAGAGGTAGGAGCAGTAAGAAACTTTCGTAATACAAATTTTTTAATATTTACTGGTGTACCAACAAAAGCATTAATAAAATCCATTCCAGGTTTTCTAGCTAAATCAGCAATAGGTTTTGTAACTTTTTTAAAATAGCCTTGTCCCATAGGTCGAGTAAATGTATCAAGAATTGCCTGCTCTGCGTTTTTAGCAAATACCTGTTGAGCTAAATCTGAAACACCTTCAATGTTTTGATTAACTAATAACTTATTTATATCTTCCATACCTCTTCTAACAAAAGTTTCAAACTGATCAGAACGTAATCCAGTCTCCCAACCCTTCTCAATAAAGTCTGCTAAAGCACCACTTCTTAATATCTGTTGTTTTACAAGTTCATCACCAAAACTCATTGTAAAACGACCAGGTAAATTTACAGCAGTACCAAAAGTTTTAACTAATGAAGATATGGATTCGTTTGTAATTGATATTGGTGCAATGGATTTATTGAAGAAAGGTAATTCTACTGGTTCTTTGGTTATTGGTATATTGAGATCTTTGACTGCTCTATTAACAGTTTCTGATTTTTTACCGAGAAAAGATAAATTCTCTGGATCATTTTTTATTTTTTCTGCTAGTTCAGTAAAAGTGCTACTTTTATCAACAAATTTTCTATTTGCAGGTGCAACTAAATTCTGATTTAAAGTCCATGCACGTTTTGCCATTCTTACAGAATCTTTTAAAACTAATTGTTGAGCAACTAACTCTGCAATACCTCTAGCTATTTGTTTTGAATTGCCTTCATCTGATAAAGCAGCATAACTTATTGATTTTATAGGCCCTAGAGTCATGTTAAGAAGACCAGAAGCTACGTTTATTTGTTGTGTTTCTACTGCTCCAAGTAAATTATTAATATAAATTTCTTTACTCATCCTAAGACCAAAGGCTAAATCTTCTATCAATTCATCACCTGATACATCACCCTTTAATAGTTTTGTTAGAGCATTAGGATCACCATTTATCATTCTAAGTTTTCTACTAAAATCTAAAAGTTCATTTAAGTCTTTAGAGTCTAAGGCTCTTTCAATTTGTTCTTCTGAAGGAACTAACTCTTTTATTAATTTTTGATCTTCTGCAATTCTTTGTTGTTCTTGTATTTGACCTAAAACATTTTTATCTGTTGTTTTTGTTTGCTTAACGTTTTGTAGATTTGATCCATCTTTAAGAATGGTTGGATTTTCACCAGCTACTTGTCCTATTCTTTGTGTTCTTGCTATTTCAGATCTAAGTCCTTTTAGCTCTGTTATAAAGCTAGTAAACTTTCTCCAGTTCTTAATAAATATTGGTTTTGCTCTCTCATATAATTCTTTATTATCAGTTAATCTTGCTTCTTCTAATATTTCAAGAGACCTATTAATGTTTCTTGCTGATCTTCTTTGTACTCTTATACCTTTAAGAACATAATCAGCCAGTGTTTCCTGTGTCTGATCTGCATAGTTATTAAATAGATAAGTAAGGTTTGCAACTGTAGTTTCATCCGTCATTTTTACAATACGACCTAATTGCATCTGATCAGTCATTACCTTTGTAGTTTTAGGATCAGTTAGGTCAGAAGCATTAATACCGTCATAAATTAACTGTGCATCTTTATCAGAATCAGGCAATACTTTACGACTTGGAATAAGAGTACCTTTTTCTTGATCAAAAATTCCTACTGGTTTTGTAGGTTGTAAATCTTTAGAAAACTTTTGAGTTGCAGGTGGTTTTGGTCTGCTTACTAAATCTTCTGTTACTTCTTCACCTACATCAGTTTTTGATACCTTAAGCAATTCATCAATAATGTCATCATCACCTTCATCAACAAGTAATTCAGTATTGCTTTTAGCAAAGGTATCAACATCATCTAATGTGTTTTTTTGATATTGAGAAACAACATCTAGAGATTGTTTTCTTTTAAGTGGATTGTTTCTTATGCTTCTAAAACCTTCAATCATATTATCTGCTTTTCTTATTGTCTCTTCAGAAAAAAGACCTCTTAATCCAGACGCTATATCTGGTGATTTTTTAATAAACTCAGTACTACCACTAGCAAGTTTACCTGCAAAACGACCACCAAAACCAATAGCTTCACCTGCAAGACCCATGCAGTACTGTTGTCTTAATTTTGCTTCTATAAAAGGTAAATCTTTGGGTGCTGCTGAACAATGCTCAAAGAAATCATTTCTTATTGGTTTCCATTTGTTAAGCATGTTATATACGTTTTCTTCGTAAGGTGTGAAAGCAACAGCATCTGCAAGTTGACCTGATGCAAAAAATCTAACTGGTGCATTTTTTAGACCAACACTTTTTAAACCTTTACTTGCTAAGTTAAGACCTACAAAAGCTTTACCAAAATTGTAAGTAAGACTATAACCAAGTCTATTTTCATCTCCTGGTCTTCTTAATCCTAAAGCGTCTATATTTATAAGATCTTCAGCTTCATACGGATTACCTTTTAAAGTAGAAAGATAACCTTTAATTTGATTATTTACACCGTTTGCTAAGCCAATAGGAACAGATAAAAATCCTCTATATATATCACCAACAGGTCCTAAACTATCTGCATATTTATCTTGCAGTTCTTTGCTTTTATTTCTAGCGTCTTGTAATATTTTATCTCTATTAGCTCTAATCTCGTCTAATGATCTCTTGTCTCCTAAAAAAGTATTATCAAAAAAATCTACAGTTTTAGCATAAGACTGTTGTAAGGCTTCATCAACGGTATCAAGACCTTTAATAATAGGCTCACTTTTAATGATATTCAGTCTTTTTGCTCTGAGGGCTTCAGCTTTCTTTTTTTTACTGGAGTTATTTAGATTGGAGTCAGTCATTTACTAGAAAAGTGGAGGATTGGTTTTAGCACTTTTTATAACACTTATTACCTTTTTAACATAATCTGGATCTGTAGCATATTTATTATCTTTTAATCTTTGAACAGCTTCTTCTGCTGTATTGACATTAATAGTTCCTTTTCTATCTAAGAAATCATCATTCCATTCTTTTTTATACTGCAATAACATATCTTTTATTGAATCAAAATTCTTAAAGTAGGCATCAACAAGAACTTCTTTACCATTAATAATTTCTTTTGTTTTACGTAATGTAGCTTTTCCATCAGCTATTTCTTGTTGTGTTGCTTTAATGCCCAAATAATTATTCTTGCCTGATTCTTTTTCTCCATGAGCAGATTCTAGGCCGAATTGAGCAGCTACAACTTCTGGAAATTTAATACCTACTTCTTTTGCTAAGTTATAAATTATTGGAAAGTTTGTTTCCATCCTTGTTACTCCGTTTCCAGTTCTTAATATTGCTGGTTCTTTTTCCGTCAAATCATTCTCCTTATTTGTATTTTGATTTATTCTTGCCATAGCAATTAGATCTCCATCCTCTGCCCCAAGACCTGTAGGGGTCATGTCACTTACAATTCGATTGTCTGTAACTTGGTTATTAGAAGCTTGATCTTTTAATTTTGGTATATCAAAAGAATCGTCTTTTAAGGTCTCATTTCTTGATTCATTTACTGGTTGTTCTAATTGTTGTATAGGTTTTTTCTTTCTGTCTGCTGCTGAGAATGGATTTAATATTTCACCTTGTTTACCAATAGCATCATCTTCTGGAATATATTCAATCCCTGCTTCACTTTCTGTGAAAACTCCAAGTTCAAGTTTTAAGAGATTATCTAAATCTCTTAACATTTCCTTTGCTTCCCTTCTTATCATTGGTTTTTTATTCTCTTCCTCAAACTCATCCATCCTTTCATCAATTTCATCATTTAAAATTCTTTCATATCGTAATAATAATTTTGCATCTTTATTACTTAAACTTCTGCCAGCAAATCTATTTTTTCTGCTTAATGCTGATTTAGCATCATTCATTATTTTTGTTTTTGATTTTTCAAGATCAAGTGCATAACCTTTCATTTCCTTTATGCGAGTTTCTAAATCTTTAAGTATTTCTTGACTTTCTGAATCTGGGGTGGGATCTAAGCGTTCTATAATATCTAATTCACGCAAAGCATCTCCTTTATCAGGTTCACCATCAACAAGATACAGCCCATTCCTTAAGTCTTTTCTAAATTGATTAGCTCTTTCGGTAAAAGTTTTATTATCAAGAACACCAAACTCATCAATATCAGTTTTAAATTCTTTCTCTGGAAAATCTAATTTTAATTTTTCATATTTTTGACTCCTAATTATTGGATCTTTCTCATTACGATAATCTTCGATTTGAGTATTAAAAGAATTTCTTCTTTGTGCCTTGCGTAGTTTCTCTGGTCTTAAGGTATTTTCTACTTCTTTTTCATATAAATCAGTAAAAAAATCTGTTGTTTTTTCAAGCCATTTAGGATTATCTTTTAATGTTTTTCCAGGTGAAGAACCTGGTATAGAGTCACCTAAGAAATTTACTAGCTTACGAGCATAATTAAACTGACCTTGAGTAACAGATAAATCACCAATATTTACAACATTATCTATTAAATTTTCGTTTAGGGTTGTTAGGTCACTACCTGTAATACCTGCATTTTTCATATTAACAATTAAATTAGAAAGATTATTTTTAAGATCATCTTCCATAGCTCGTTTTGTTTCTGGATCTCTAAAATTATATGTTTGTGCTTTTATAAAAAACTTTGCAGCAGTCTTAACAGTAGTTGTGCTTTCTTGTAATAATCTATTTTTATTAAAAGTATTAAATTGTTTTCTAGCTTCTGTATTTAAATTAATTAATGATTTTTGTAGTTGTGGTAAAACAAATTTATTAATAATTTCTGAATCACTATCAGCAGATATATTCGTAATTACAGGATTAATAATACCTTGAGACCAATTTTTAAATTCTGTTGAATCAGGAGAAACTTGATTTAGAGGTGTATTTGTAATAGATCCATCTTTGTTTACGATATCAATCGTATCTGTTTTATATCTGCGTTGTAAAAGATTATCTATCTGAAAAGTAGAGTTTATTAATTTCTGCTTAGCATAAGCTTTCTTACCAATAATAGAAGCACCTATAAGTTGATCAGCAGCTTCTGAACCTTCTTTTTTTCTTATTTTAGTAACAAGATTACCAAAGACACCATTAGTTAAATCTTCTTGTATTGCTAGGTTTTGAAATTTTGTTTTTTCATCATCAATAGCATCTTCTATTTTTGCACCAATGAACTTCTGAAGATTAGGATTTACAACAGCCAGTGTTTCAGCTAAAGATTCAATACCAGTTTTAGGTAGAACACTTGGCGGTGCTACAAAAGTATCTACAGGTTTTGCAGAGGATTGAAAAGCTGTACTTTGAAAACTAGATGTCATAATTAAACAACAGTAAATGGTTGAGCAGCGGTGGTTGCTGTGCCAAGTTCCAAAGCTTTAGTTCCTCCTGTTGAACCCCCTGCACCACCAAGCCCACCTGTAAGTCCAACATACGAGCTAAGACCTGATACAGCAGTATTTAACAGAACTGATCCCAGTGTAGGTATCTGATTGTAAGCTTGGTTTACATTACTTTGTAATTGATTTATTCGAGTTTGATAGTCTGCTTCAGTTGCAAGTATATTTCTATCATATTGTCTTCTAAATGATTCTAATGATTGATTTACTGATTCTCTATAATTAGCAGCCTGTCTTTCTTGATCCATTAATAATAATCCTATAGTTGTACCTGCCTGTTCTGAAGCTATTATAGATCGACTTGCTTGCAAAGCTTCAATATTTTTTGCAAATATATCTTGTGCTTTAGATTTTTCTGTCTCTGATTTTTGTTCTGCTAGTGCTTGTTGTTGTAATCTTTTTGAATCTTCTGCTGATTGTTGTGCTATCAATGCTTGGTTATAAGTTTGATTAGCTGCACTTTGAGCAGCAGATCTTTGAGCAAAAGCATTGGCAGCAGTAAGACCTAAACCTGCTGCAAATAACGCTGATTGCGTACCTGCTGCTAATCCTCCTATTGCTGGAAATGCTGCAACACACATCTAGGCGATCCTCAGAAATTCGTAGAAAGGTTTTTTTTGTTGACCATAACTCTCATGTAGTTTTACAAATGTAAAACCAAGAGCTTTTAACCATTTTATAGCAGAAGTGTTTTCTGCATATACATAATTATAAAGTATTTTATAAGACTCAAGTAGATTATCAACCCAATCTCTGCCTTGTCTTATTAATTGTATTCTATATTTTTTATTATCAAACAATTCATCTGTAGCAACAAACCATATACAGCCATCTTTCTGTACACCACATAATCCTATTGGCTGGTCATTATCATCAGCAACAGTCATATTAGTCTTACTACCTAAAAAGGTATAACTAAGAGCATCTTCTGGACTCAAGCCTGTTTGATACATAGCTTCAATTTTATCCATAATTCTCATGTTTTCTACTACAAATTTAAAATCTTTAAGGTTTGATTTTCTTAAATACCCCACTATATTCTTCTACTCCTCATATGAAATACACCTTCAAATTCTGCACTAGCTAATCTTGTAGGTAAGAAAGTATTGTTCTTTACATCTATATCAACCCTATCTGATTTACTCATAATCGGCACTCTAAAAGTACCTGTATCTAAATTAATTTGTCCTATCGTGCTAGATGCTGCACCTAATATATTGCCAGTAAATTCATAAGTAGATGTGCTTCTATTTTCTGGTGTTACTTCTACTTTAAAAAATCCAGCATCTTCATATTTAATATAAAAATGATGTAATTGTAATCTACCTCCTATATATTCTGGTGATCCAGCACCTTGTTCTGTTAGCCTTTGTTTACTAAATCTATAGTGCATTTCATAAGGTTCACCAATAATAAATTTACTATTTCTATAATCTCCTGTAGCTGTAATAGTAGAAGTAGAACCATCAGTAGAATTTGTAGTTTGTATTACTTGACCTGCTACTAAAGTTCTAGTAGTGCCATTACTATCAACATAAGTGCTTGTTTCACTGCTAGATGTATAACGACCAATAATGTTCATGTTAGCTCTTAATCTATAAGGAACTGTAAAAGTAGTCACACCACTACTAAAGGCTACACTTACACCTGTAGTTGCTTCTGTTACTTTATGATCTAAGTGATATTCAAAAGTAGCGTTAGCTTCGTTAAATTCAGTTTCAAATGGTATCTTTTCAAGTGTTACTTTATTAGTTTCTTCTATAACAGCAAACAAATCAGTACCAATAAAATCTATATTTAAAATAGATCGGTTGGTATTTATTGTGTAAGTAAACCAACTACTTAAAGCTTTTTGTCCATCTGCTCCATATAACCATCTATATACATATAACTTATTTGCATTGTCTGTACCTAATAAAACAAGAATATCTTGGTTAGTAGATACAGCCATTTTAAAAATATTACTTGGTATCAGTCTTGGAACATGAATAGTAACATTTGCTGCATCTCTTATTTGTGACTCACCTTGAATAATATATTCTCTGATACCAGCAAAAGAACCTTTTTGAGTTAAGAAATAAATAGAACTACCAGAACCTACTGGCTGTGCTGCTGCACTACTTTCAAATTCAGTTACAACTATCACGTTAGCTGTTTTAGGAGTTAGGTTATCTGCTGAACTGGTCAACACAAACTGCGTTTGTTCAGAAAATAATATAAGTTTTTCTCCCATAGTTACTGCACTTTTTAAGATCGCAACTTTTGTATGAGAAGCAGCTACATCTATGGGTTCATTATCTAAAACAGATACAACTGTTTCAGGAAAGAAGTTAAAAAATTCTGATACTCTTGAAAGAATTACATTATCACCTGCAAGAAAGCCAAGTCTGTTTCTAAAGAAAAATACATTATTAATTTTGTTACCAATAAAAGAAGGATCAGGTGCAGATACAATATCACCAACAGTTCTTTCTCCCCATTTTGGTAAATTAAATGATTGACTGCTTGCGGTATATGTATCACCATCTACTCTTGCAAACCTAAATTCTCCATCAGCTTGACGTATGAGAACGTGTGGCATTGTAGCGTAATTAAATTTAAAAGGTATGCCAGCCTCTACAGTTTCTTCCCATTGCCCTTCTTCAAATGCACCGCCATTATTAGTTACAAATTTAACGTAATAGTTATCAAAGTTTGTATCGTCATCTCCTTTTATTTCTACGACATAACCATTAGGAGAGACAGTAGGTAGATCAGTAAATCTTTGTACTGAGTCTTTAACTATCGTCATTTTAGTATCACCTTGAGTATCACTACCATCTATAGAGAAATTAGAATTATCATTTTTTCTTACATATAAAACAGGACCATTTCTTTGAATAGTAAAACCAGTAAGACCAGAATCTAATCCTGATTTTAAATCAGCAGCTATTGTATCTGTACTTAAAGTAGAGTCTCCATCTGTATTATCTGTAACTGTAACTCCATCTATTGTTACTGAGTAAGTTGTTTTTGCTGTTGCCTGGTTAATAAATATAATTGCTTTCGTACCAGTACCACCGCTAAGTGTAGAGTCCATAGCTGCTGTAATACTTGTATTAACAACAAAAGTAAAGTCAGCAATAGTAACTGTCTTCATCACACTTCTAGGTGTAGAAGTATTTAAATAGGCAGTACCATCAGGTTTGTTTACTGTTAGTTCAGTACCATCTAATTCAAATACTCTTACATTGCCATTGCTGAATATTGCTACATATCTTTCATTTGCATCTCTATTTATAGTTTGTATGTGAACATTACCAAGAGTTGAAGATTGTAATGCTGTCACAAACTGAAAACCACTTCTTTTTGTAAGACCAAGAACAGGGTTACTATCAGCATTGTCCTGTATATCAGCATGATCTGGTTGCTTTAAGGCATCAGAAGATTGTGATATACCTCTCAATAATGTAGGTATAGCTCTTGATATAACAGGCATGGCTATCTAATTAATGCACTAGAAGGATTGTAAGTATTAAAAATACTTGTTAAAGAAGGGTCTCCTCTTAGTAAATTATGATCTGCATTAGCATAGTCTGTCTCCATTAATATTGCTCTTGCTCTTGTTTCGTCTTGTTGTGTATAAGTTCTTAATCCTTGATCTCCAACAAGCCTATCTACAAATATTCTTGCAGCCTTTATTGTTATATATCTTCTTGCTGGCTCTGGTATTTCGACAAAAGTTCTTAAATAAACAATAGTACAAATAAGATCTTCACTAAATATATAAGTATTATTTAATCTGTCGTATAACTTAAGTCCTCTTTGTATTGCATCAATCGTAGGGTGTTGATGAATATTAGGATCAATTCTTAAAACATCAGTACTCAAATTAATATGATTTGTGCCATCTGTTCTTTGTTGGGTTACATCTATTTCAGTATTAAAAGACCAGCCTTCAGACTGAACTTCTTTATTTACTTCAGTTAAAGTAGATCGAGCCATAACAACATCAGCAGGTAAAGTACCTGTCAAAGTATTTACAGGTGATTCACCTATAGCAGCCATCATTATATTGACAGCTTCAAGTTCAGTGGTTGCAGCTACAGTCATTGTTTAATACTTTTTTATTTTAAGTGAATCCCTCCCACCTTTCTTTTTTTTCTTTTTCTTTGATGAATACATGATGATAAAAAAAAGGGTATCTAATAATAAGATACCCTATAAATTGAATTTAAGAAGCAGCAAGTTTAATTGTTGCAGCACATTCTGGTCTTAGGATTCCATGACCAAGTGCGTATTTTGCAACCATTAATGTACCTTGATACATAATTCCGTAGTCGGAGCCTGAGATCTCAGTTGTCATGTCCATAAGTTTTACTGTACCAACAGCAGACTTGTGGAAGACAAGACCAATAGTTTTACTATCGTCACCTGAGTAAGTGTTGTTCGCACCAGTTGGGTTAGAAGATACGTTACTTTGAGGTACGTTGTTTGACATCATGATTGGTATGCCAGCAACTTGTTGTACCTTACCAGAAGCAAACGAACCATTACCCTGTGGGTTGAAGTCAACGTCTACAGTTCTTGTAGCAGACTCAGCAAGTTTGTAATACTCAGCAGGTGGTAGTACACAGAAACGATCTGTTGGAGGAATGTCTCTTTCGTCCATTGTCTGTGCAATGTCATAGATAGCAGCAGCTATCTCATCACCTGACACAGCAGAAGAAGTAGTATTACCAGAACCAAGTGTTAAAACAATACCACCATTACCACCACTAAGGTTAGTAGAAGCTCTGGAAGCATTAGCAATCTGCTTGGCTACGTTCTGGTCATAGGTTCTAGCAAGTGCCTTACCTAGCTCATCAGCGTAAGTTGCTCTTACGTCATAATGATTCTTGAGTTCATCTATGTTTGCGATAAAACTCTGTGCAATTAGAAGATCATCAATGTTGATAATCTTTTCATTTGCCTTGATTTGGTTAGCACCAACAAGAGGAGTTCCTACTGTATGGTATGCAGCAGTAGCAGTTCCAAGAACAGGAAACTGTGCTGACTTGCCACTTGTGATAGTACGAACTGAATGAAGTTGCTCGTTAAAGATATTGTTCCTGGCAAACGCAGTTAGCACTTCCCCAGAGAAAACCTTTAAAAACAGGGCATCAAATGATGTTCCTGTATTGTTGACCAAACCAAGACGTGATACTGTGGCGTTAGCCATAGGAAAACTCCTTGATTAATGTTTACAAATTTAAGTAACTAACTTCGTTTCAATCCTTTTTCTCAAGTGGTATCTGACGCATCAGGCACAAGGATATTTAGATTTCTACTTTGTTAATTTATGCAGACCCACAATTCCACTTGCGTAGTGCAAGAGCTTTGCGAGTTAACTTGCCATCTTTTTTTAATGGTCCTTTTACCTTCGACATTCTTGCACAAAAAGATTTTCTTCTTGCTTTCTGTCTAGGGGAAAGACCTGTCTTTTTAGTAACAGGAGCTTGCAAGTTTCCACCTGTTGCTCGGTTGTATTTTCTACGACCAGAAGCAGTAAGACCACCAGTGGGGTCTTTATCCTTCTTAGTCATTGATACGCCCTTAGACATAAAAGATGTAAGCTATTCCAAATATAACACTATTACTTAATTTTTAAACTATTGCGTCTATGTTGATAAGATATTTTTTTTGAACTGGTCTTGCTTGCTTTAAATCTTCTCTTCTCTCCACTACTCATTTCTTTTGTAGTTTTGGGAGTCTTACTACTAACTCTCTTTGAAGGTCTGCAAGCAGGGTAGCCACCACGCTTCTCTCCTTTCTGCCGACCACAAGGCTTACCTGTTTTTACATCTACCCATTCTTCTTTAAACCATCTGCGTAAACTCATTTGCCTACTTCTTTTTGTGCTGCTGTATGTGCAGCATTAAATGTTTTACCTTCACGCATAAGCTTTCTCATCATATCCATATGTTTCTTGGAATGATGTTTTGAATGTTTGTTGAGAGTAACTATTTGTTTAGGTGTTAGCTTTGCCATTCTTTTTTTTCTTTTTAGAATTTTTAGACAAGATCATAAAATCTTTTCTAGTGATTTTTTTATCACCATCAACATCTAGTTTATACTGCTTACCTTTTAATGGCATAATTAAATCCTCAATGATTTTCTTGTATAGCCACTAGCAACTCGTTTCTTGCCACCAACAGCTACTTGTCCTTTACAAACTTTGACAGCATAAGCATTAGCGTAAGCAGAAGGATAGACCTTAAACTTACGCTTTGCTGCTGCTTTACCTCTGGCACATAGTTTAGCCATTAACCAAATACATCACTACCACCTAAACGTCTTTGTACGTCTTCGGTATATGTAACATCTTTTCCATAACGAGGATCAGACATAGCAGTTACGACTTCTGCTGTAGATCTATAAGGTGTAGGTCCACCAGCAGCAGGTTTGCCAGAGTATAAGCTTGGTTCAACTCCCATAGCGTTTTGGTATCTAGTATATAGTCCTTGTACCATCATACCTAGTTGTGGTCCAGACATTGTATTTGTTGCTTCATTGAAAGCTTCTATCTCTGGTTTGGATAGATTGTCTAAAGCCCAACTAACCATCTTGCCATAAGCTTCATCTCCACCTATAGAATCTCTAATACCTTTTACTTCTTCCTGTGCTAGTTCTTCTGCTGCACCTTCTTCACCTTCAACAAATCCTCTTTCAACTGCTACCCCTTTTAAATAGGAATCAACAGCATTTTTAGATAGACCTGCATCTAATAAAGATTGATACATTTCTTCTGGTATTTCTCCTTCATTCTTATCAAACTCAGCAGCAATTTTATAAGGGTCAATGCTGTTTTCTTTGAATATCTCTCCTAAGATTTCTCCATAGTTTTCATTTACAGAGTTGTAATCTACAGTTCCATCTTCTTGATAAAAGTCTTTATAGTCTTCTGGTACTCCTGTAGTTTCTTCTGTTGATTCAGATACTTGATCTTCTTCTGTAACAGAACCAAGCTTACCTTCTAGTTCTTTGTAGCTGTTTGCTAAATCTTCTACAGTCTTAAACTTACCAGCATACAAACCATTTTCATCTTTAAGACCTTCAAGATCTTGTTGAGACATTGGTGGTGTTTCAGATACCTGTACTTGTGATGAAGTCATAATTTTTTGGTTAGTTAAATGTTATTGTATTACCATTTTTGGTCTTGACCACCTTTGACTCTGTTGCAGTAGGTTCGTCATTTACACCCAACTTGCTTACTACAGCTTTTGTTGGTTCACTTTTAGAATCAGATTTCTTGGTTGGCATCAGGGGTTCCTCCTTGTTGTAGTTGTTGTGTTTTTGCATCAGCTAAACCAGCATCAGCATTTGCTTTAGGATCAAGTAATTTAGATCCCAAAGCAGCAGGTCCAAGACTTTGAATTAACTGTTGTTGTGCAGCAGCCTGTTGTTCTTCTTGGATTTGTTCTTGTGTTTTTACTAGGTTAGCAGTATCTATACCGATACTGGTAGCTAGTCTTTTCACTGCTTCATCTACATTGACGTACTGCCTCATCACATCTGGTCCTAATGCTTGAGCTACAGTTCCAATAAATTCAATCAGTTTATTTCTATCATTACCTCTACCAAGACCTTGAAGTCCTGTTACTATTTTAGGTTTAACGAGTTCATCAGGTAGTTTAGGAACCTTGCCCTGTCTTACCAACAAGTGCATACGTCTCTTGAGATACGGTAATTGAAACTCTTGAGTCAAGATACTATATATACCACCAAGACTGTTCTCTAGTTCTTGTGCCATAAGATTTACTTCGGCTGCTGTTACTCTTTCTGCATCACGTTGTACTGACCTAACCATTAAAAAAGCAGCTTCAAGTCTCATCTCAATTCTTTGTATAACTCTTTCTGCGACAGAGAAGTCGGCTGCTTTACCTACTTGCATAACAGAAATATCTGAAGCAGCACCTTCACGAATAGCTCCATTAGGTGCTTTAGCTAAAGTAGCTGCTCTTGTAATGCCATTTGGGTTAACCAGGAATACTGTTTTAGCACTGGCAGCAGCACCTTCTATGATTGCTTGCATTAAAGACTCAAGACTAATTAAGTCTCCTCTATATTCTTCAACATATCCTCTACCATAATCTTCACCATCTATCCGAATAAATCTAAGAGGAATAAAGGGAGTGACATCTACTTTTGATCTGCCATCTGTGTTTGGTATCTTTTCTCCTTTACATTCTTGAAACCAAAAGAAGTCATCATTAACTCTTTTAATAGATGTATATATATCCAAATCACCCTTCATTGTTTCTGCATCATAGTTCTCTTTCTTCTTAATCTGTTCTAAGAACTCAAGAGGTAGAGCCTGTGGGTGTACTGTTTCTTTAATTAATATTTCTAAAACATTACCAACTTCATCACGTTTGCAGACAAACTTAGATAGTGGATACACTTTAAGTCCTTTATCTGTTAGATATAACAAGACATTACCTGATACTACAAGATGCTTGAGTGCTTCAAACATAGCAACTCTATCGTTAGATATTTCTATCTGATTCATCAAAGCATTTTCTATTGTTTGTAATCCTTTATCTATTTCACTTTGCAGTGCTTCTTGTCCTTGCTTTCTTATTTCAAGATCATCTATTTCTAATTTAAAAAATGCTGTGCTTGGTGGTAGCAAAGTCATTAATAATTTATTTGATAAAGAGTTTACACCACGACTACCTGTTGCTTGAAAAGGTGTCTTGATCTTAGCTCTAGTACCTGATGTTTGTTCTGGTATAAGGCTAGGTATAGTTAGCTTAGAAGATTCTTTTGCTTCTCTATCGTAGACAGACCGACTACTAACAAGAGCTTCATATCTACCTGCTGCGGTTGTTCCTTGTGCGGAGTATTCCATTTTAAGAATAGTTTAAATTACCAGAGGCTATTGAGTTGGTTAATAAAGGGATTTGTAAAGACCTAGTACCTAATCTTCTCCGACCTGTAGCTGTAGATAATTTTTTTCTTCTTTTCATTTCTGGGTCACTTCTATTTGAACCAATGACAACTTTATCAGCAGTTTGTTCTATAGCAGAATCAACTGGTTCTGGTTTTGGTAATGGTGGTGGGCTTGGTCTACCGAAACACATACTTAACGTCTCCCTCTGGATCTACTTCCAGACATTCGTGATTTTCTATTCATTCTAGCCTTTGCTAGGCTTTTTGCCTTTGTTTTATTTTTAGCAAAGTTAGCTTTTTGTTGTGCAGTTTTATTACCACCTCCATTGCTTCTTGTAAGTTTCTCAGCAGTTGTAAGGTTAGGGTCTACATAAGTTCTTTCTTCTTTCTGTCTCTTTATTCTTAAAGTCTCTGTTGCTTTAGCTGTATCTTTAGGGTCATCAATTCCTGTCTGTGTACCAGTTACAGTAACAGGTCTGTTTTGATATTCACGTTGAGGTGTAGACATTCTACCTACACCACCACCAAGACACATAGCTAGTTCTCCAGGACTCTGTTAGTTAACATAGTTTCTTTTTGTCTTAGTTGTTGTTCGATTAGATAGTCAACAACAGACCTCTGCCCTGCACGATACCATACTTCTCTGTCAGATAGCGATAGGTCTGGATGTCTATTAGGAAACACTTGATCTAAAGCTTCAATAAGTTCGTCAGTAATTACTGGTAAAGACACAAAAGTTAAAGGGCTATTTCTATAGTATATGTTAATGTGAAAGTAACAAGGAGTGGTTACCTTGTTGCAACGCTAAGAAAACCTCAAGGGTGTGGTTCCTCTTGGGGTTTTCTTTATGGGTTCCAAAGTTTTACTTCACCTGTATTGTAATCATAATCTCCTTCTCGCAGTATCCTTGTAAGTCTTGCATTCAAGATAGCATCAGCAATCGTATAACCTTTCTTAGTATATGTTTCCTGTACCTTAGACCATAGTGCTTCTTTTGTATCAGGTGTACTAGCTAAAGTCTTTGAAGCAGTAACCATACCCATACCTTTAATACCTAGTATCCCATCACCAGCATCACCAGCTAGCGACATCTCAAACCAATGTCTAGTTGCTTTCTTATTGGTAATATGTTCTATCGAATCATCAGCTATAAGTTTGCATGGTAATGTTCTCATATCTTTATCAACTGAAACTATTATCGGGTCTTTGTATCTGCCATTAGTAGCAAGCAAACCTAGTACGTCATCTCCTTCTAAGTTCTCATAGGCAACAGTTTCATATCTTTCTTTTACTTCTTTGATAACACTCTTGAGTGCAAGTGGTTTACGTTTGCCTATCCTGTTGATCTTGTACTCAGGAAATATCTCATGTCGAAATGTAGGGTAAGAAGTAAAGCACATAACTATGTCGTGCTTGCTGTCAGCAATACTTCTATATACATCTAGTCTATTCTCTATCAGATTAAGTATGTCTCTTTCATCAGAGTGAAGAGTATGCTCCCAATCATTCCATCTTGTGTCTTGTTCACAGGCACAGCAAGAATTGTAGACCAACCAATCAGCATCAATAAGTAAAGTCATAGCTAAATAAAATCCTCATATACTACAAGCCGACCTGTCTTCTGGTCGTACAATAATTTATCTACTTCACCTGTCATGCCAGTATGTCTAGACTTCAGTACCTTTAGCTGTAGTCTTTGTCTTTCACTAGCATCTCCTGTCTGGTTTCTTGATGCAGATAGTACAACATCTGATAGCTGAAGAAGACTATGCGAACCTCTCAAGTCTGATGTATCAACTTCTCTGCCCGACTCATGTGATTGTCCTTGTGGTCTGCGTAGATGGCTGACCAATACGATAGCTATGCCAGTTGCTTCACTCAAACTTCTTAGCTTGGTCATTATTATATCTATTGCTTTGCGTTCATTATCTAGTTCAAGGCCAGACAAGACTATGCTTATGTGATCTAATATGACTACCTTTACTCCATCAACAGTAGCTAAATATCTTATCTGTTCTAGTAATACATCAGGCTCAAGACTACCAAAGTGGTTGTATAAAAAAAGATTGCGTGTTGATGTGAGGTTATCAAACGCAATCCGCAGATCATCTTTAGTTATGACATCTTCATTTAAGTGCAAAGGAATATTCAAGTCAATACCTACAAGACCTTGAAGAGTTCTTTGTACTGATTCTTCCAGCCCAATGTATCCAACCTTAAGATTTCTTTTCAAAAAGTGGTGGCATAGTTCTCTGCATATTGTAGACTTACCTGCACCACTAGCACTAGCTACTGTGAATATCTGACTAGGAAACAAACCTTTTGTGTATTCGTTTAGCTTTGGGAATGGAAAGTCTGATACAGGTTTACTTGTTTCTTTGGTAAATAAATCCCAGGCGTCTGCTGCATTAATAAGAGAGTCAGGTCTTACTGGTCTAGCTTTCCATAGTCTGTCTTTTATAAGTTCACTTTCTCCTGATACAAGATGATCGTTTATATCATTACGATCTAGTCTTGCTATAGCTGCTTTACCTCTTGGTAATACTTCCATACATTTCTCTGCTGCTTTATTGCCAGCTTCATCATTGTCAAAACAGATAACGATACGACAAAAACTATCAAGCCATTTGTAATTAGCTGCTAGATACTTGGCTGCTGACTGCACTCCTGATGGTATAGACACACAAGGAAACTTATTACCTTGTATCTGACTAGCACTCATGCAATCAATCTCTCCTTCGCAAACAGTTATAAATACAGAACCATTACCTCCATGTTGTCTCCATAAATGCTGACCCCATAGTTGTACCTTTGACATATCTCCTATCCATATGAACTTCTTATCTTGAAAGCGTATATGCTGTGCAACATCATTACCTTTCTGATCTTTATATGTAGCTACCTGTACTGGTTGTCTTCTATACTCTGACATACCATAACCAAATAGTTCACAAGTCTCCTTAGTGATTCCACGTTTAGGTAAAGCTATTGGTGTTACCTTTAGTAGCTGTGGATTTGGTTTGTATATAGGAATAATCTTACTGGTCACTTGCTTTTCTTTTTTGTTTGGGTAGTAGGTGTATCCGCAATCCATTGTGAAGCAATGGTGGTGTCCATCATCAAAGACAGCACAGTTTTTTTTACCGCACTCAGGACAGACTATCTTATTCTTGTATTGGCTCTTCATCTATGTTGCATTTGTGTTCTTGTAAATCAACTTCAACCCAAGTTGCACCATTAAAAACTCTCCACATATTATTAATTAGATCAAAAAACATATCACCAGTTTTAGGATTTTTAGGTTGAAGATTTGTCATACCAATCATCAGGAATAAATTTGTCACAATATTGAAACCCATGTCTCGTACACCAATCGGCATACGAGATGGACTTCTTGGCTTTTGATAGTTTGGTTCTACTATTCTGAAAGCAAAACCTTATATCTAGTTCGGGTCGTTTCTTCTTAATCGCAAGATGTTTTCGTCTATCTTCTTTGGAGAAGTAGCCCTTCGTTTCAACAATGAAATTGTTGAGAATAAAGTCAGGCTTGTAGCAGCAAGTAATTTCATAGTCAATGCTGATTGTTTCATAAGTAAATACAATTTTATTTTTGGTTAAGTTGTCAGCAAAGGCAGCTTCAAACTTACTCTTGTATTTAGAAGTCGGCTGCTGTTGACGCAGTGCTTTTCTCTTCATAACTACTCGGTGCTTCTGCTTGAAAGTCTGGGTTACCTGTCCACTCAACGTGCTTTCTTACTATGACTTGCAAAGGTTGGCATCTAATACCGACACCATTAGCACCTGCGTCATAGCCACTACATTTCATAGACATCTGCCCTTCTGTCATAGGACTAATCTTTTCATACTGTTCTTTCTCTTCGTCTGTCATTAGACGTAAAGGGTCTTCGTTAGCCCAAAAAGTAACAGGTGGATTAGTCCATATATCACCATTTTGTTTTACCCCACCTGCCTTTTTACTGGTCTTGATGACTAGGCAATCATCTTCTAAATAATAAGGAAGTGCAGGTTCTCCAAACTTATTCTTGGTAAGAGTAAACTTTCTATCTGGATAGTATTCTTTCAATGAAACTTTCCATCTATCAAGTAGTTCCTCTAGTTGTGAGTAGATATGTTCTACTGCATCAACCTCCCTACCCATACTGTCTTTCATCATGATGCCTTTCTTGATAAGACACTCTGCTTTATATTTCTTGATACCCTTGTACTCATCAGGGGTTACAAGATATGAATACCTAAAATTAGTAGGGTTAGGTGTGACTATCTTAATAGTCTCTGGCTTAAGTTCTTCCATGTTTAATACCTTGGTTTGGTTGCCGTTTTATTGCGTCTATAAAAGACGTTCCCTAACTATACCTTGATCTCTTGCTAAGTAAATATATATGGTGCTGTCAACACATCTGTAATATTATAGTCTCCCATATGTAGTGCTGCTGGTAACTTACTTGTGTCACTTAGTTGTTGTGTTGTTTGGCGGTATAGATTATCTAAATTGTTGTCACTATAAATGTTAAAGAAACTTTGTTTTACGCATTCGATAAACCTTTGAAGCTCACTAGCTGGACTGCCATAGCAATCATGTATGATACAAAAGTTTTTTAGTCCATGCTTGCTTGCTTCTACTAAACTTATGTGACAATGTGCAGCATCAAGACTATGTATATAATTACTTGGAAAACCCTGTGCCTGTCTACGTTTATCTACTTTAGTCGTATCTGGTTCAGCAAGACTAAGCCTGACACTTGAGTTACTCAGTTTAGTCTTTACTCTTTTAACGTCATTCTTGAAATAGTTTTGTTGAACAAGAAACCCTGATGGTGTATGCCAAGAGATAGGTTTGTTCTCTTTGTTGAAACATAAAGCTGTAGTCTGCAAGTACCTTAATACTTCATAGCTTTCTGGGGTTACATACTTGACTGCCTGTTCAATCATGGTTGCTAAATAAAAATTATTTTTAAAATTTTTTGCGATAAAAACATCTTCATTAACAAAGTATCTTTCTATGTAGTTTGCTATGCCGAATGTAGTTGAGTTATATGGAATCATAAGTACAGGTTTTTTTATAAACTTTCTTGTTAACTTATCTTTCTGTGCATACCAGACTTCAGCCTGTTCAGACTTGTCATACTTCAGTAGCATCAAGAGAACATCAAGTATTTGTTTATATAAATCTTGTGGTTGTTTAACATTTTGTAGGTTAACTTTATTAGCTAGATGTTGATTAGATATAAGACCTGCTATATGTTGATACCCATTATTTGTACCATCAAGACAGCAAACATGATGAGATTTATAACCCCATCCTTCTATCTGATACTCTGACCACTCTTTACACCAAGCAAGAAACTGAAAAGGTTCTTTTGCTTTACCCCATATACCAACACTACCTATCGGATCTTTATAAATTTCTTCTGCAAAGTCAGTTCCTTCTATGTAAGCCCACTCCAATCTTTCTTCGTATGTATGTTTGTTCATACCCCAATGGTTAGCACCTGCTATGGCTAACCAATTCAAGTCCTGTTTAGTCTTTATTTCTGCACCCTCATGGAATCTATGTAGTCCTCTTGCTATGTCATTACCTTGTGGGTGAAAATGTGCAGTTAATGGGTACATACGACCAGTAAAATCAAACTGATAAACGTGATAAAATTTTTCATCACAATATCTTTTAGCTGTATCAATCATGGATAGTATCTGATAACGCTTGACCATATTCTGTGCGTTCATATCATGAATTAAAGAAGCCATATACCTCCACTCTTTTCGTGCTTCCTTATTGGTATCTATATCGAGTGGTTTTGTTGGTAGTTCTGCAAGCTCCCTATCTATTAATGAACCAACCTCTATTCGTTCCTCCCAACAGTATTCAAGAGTTTCTAATACAAACTGATTTACACCCCAAGCTGTCTGACTCGCCAGAGTTAACGCTTTCAGACTTGTTGTTAAGTCTTCTCCTCGTAGTGTGTTTAGGTAGTCTCGATTAGAACTTTTGATAGCTTTTGTTTTTAGTCTGTCTGTAAAATAACCTCCATCATCTATAGACTTCCAAGGTCTAGGTACATCAAGGCAAGGTAGGTAGATAGGAAAAGCAGCAATTCTATTTGATCTACCCTGTCTTATATACTTCATAAACCTATCAGTGAAAACAACATAACTTGTGGTTGCTTTACCTACCCTCTTGTTTACTAGGTTAACCATATTAATTTTTATCATTATCAACTCGATCAACTTCAGCCCAACCTTAAGTTTATTACCCCTTGTCCAAGTCTGAAACTCATGGCCTTTACTGTTCATGTGATAGACCATAAGGTTTCTTTTGTAGCCTTCGTTCCTGGTATCTCTGGTATGTTTCTTTATGTTCTTAAAATGTTTAGGGTCTAGTTCTTCAAACTTAGTAAACCTAAGTTCATCTTCTAGCATCTGCCCTATCTTGAGTGCAGTAGATACAGTTGTCTTTAACTGCGAAGCATTATCTAGTAATACTTTAAAAGCAATAAAGGCAACTACATCTACGTCTGGGAACTGAGAAAGAAACAAAGCAGAGACAGCTTTGACTCCTACCTTACCGCTAAGACTTTCATCTATATGATCTTGTATTGCTTTGCTTAACTTCTGTAGTCCTGACTCTATGATGTTGCGAGCATAATAGTTCTCGGACTCCCTGCCCTTCTCTATGTTTTTGTTTTGTTTACTGATCTTGTTATAGGCTGAGATGCTTGAGATACTAGCTTCAAGTTCTAACTGTTTTTTACTAGGCTCAATCATTTAATACATCAACTACAGAGTGCAAAGCCTTTGGTGCTAAGTGTGCATAGATCATGGTGTTTTCTATGTCCTCATGCCCTAGCCAATCCTTAACAAGTAGTATCGGTACTCCTCTTTGTACCAATCGGCTGGCAGTGGTGTGTCTGCATAAGTGCAAGGTATAGAACTTCTTATCGGCATAGCCTAAGTCCTTCCTGGCCTTCTGCCATATAGCATTTAGTTCAGAGTAGTTAAGACTAAAAACTTTATCAAAATCTTTTAATTTATTACAATGGTAACTCAATCTACCTTGAACCCTATTAGTCATAGGTACAGCTACAGCTTGATCGTTCTTTCTATCGTTGAAGTTAATTTGGTTATTGTCAAAGTCAACAAATCTTTTTTCTAATCCTAAAAGTTCATTAACTCTACACCCTAAGTCTATAAGACATTCAACAATATCCTTTGCTTCTCTGTATTCATTAATAAGTAGATAATCAAGAAGCTCTATCTCCATATCCTTAGTTAGATAATGAACCTTACTGTTCTTTGTTGGCCTAGGTTTTGGCATCTTAATCATCTCAATGTATCCGTCTTCCTCCATCTCCTGTAGTACGACTCTTAGGTAGCCCATCTTCTGATTGACTACAGCATTACTATTCTTGCGTTCTTGCTTGAGAATATCCATCATCTTGTTAACCATAGGTCTAGTAATTTTATTTACTGGTAGGTCGCCAAGTGCTTTGATGTTGTGCTTCATTCCTATCAAGAAATTAGTAGCAGATTTAGTTCCGTTCTTTCTTCTTTTATATACAACTCTAGTTGCTTCAGAAAGTGTTGGCATTTTGGTTTTCATAGTGGTTCATTAAAGGTTTTTTTCCAGGTCTTCTATCATTTCAAGATAACCCTGCTTACCAAAGGCGATAAGATCAGGGATTGTATATTCTCTTGTGGTAAATCTATGACCACAAGAAAGGCACACCCTACGTCTATAGACATAAGGTGTGCTGCTTTTATTTCGGAAGCCTTTAGTTTGTTCAGCTTTTCTATAAATAGTTTCACGAACTTTAATCTCAAGACCTCCACACTTTTCGCACTTCATAAGTCTTGCTCCCAAAACTTGATAAGTTTTTTTAGTTCAGCTATACGCTTCTTTGCGTTGCTTGTTTTCTCAGCTTTTCGTATGCTGATTTGTTTCAGCATTGCCTGAGTTTCTTTGTTGATCTCTTCCATAAAATTCATTGTGGTTTTTCCGTTTTAATTTCGTTAATAGTTTTAATAATTTCTTGTTTGTAATACTCAATAGTTTCATCTACTAAAAGATTACCCTCCGAATCAGAGGGCGGAAAGATAGTAAAGTTTCTATCGGTAAGTTTTACAGCCCTATGCAGTATGCAATCAAGCTCAAAGAGAGTGGCAGTTTTTGATCTAGTCAAGGCTTTGTGGCTCCTGGAATTTGGTTAATGGTATTTGAAATACCTATATGTAAGTATGCCTAAGTATATATAAAAAGTCAACCTAAAAATTCTAGGAATCATAAAAATAAATCTCGGCTACGGAATTTATTAGGTGGTTTTATAAAAAAAAGACAATAAAAAAGAAAAAAGCCAACCTATTTTTTAGAGAAATAAGTTGGCAAATTTCGGCTACGGAATTTATAAGAAAGAATCTATAATAATTCAAACTTAAGTTCATCAAGTAATATATCTCGCATTCGTTCACGATCTATTGAATCGCCATAGCCCCAAGAATAAGGTCTATTAACACCAAAGCGGTCTGTTATGGTTCCGCCTTGCTTTTCTGCTTCAATCAATCTAGCTTCATAGATTTGCCAAGCTTTATCTAAATCAGAATATTTTAAATTCTTTATTGGATAAATTGGATCATCTGTTCCGTAAAAAGACCAAACATAATCAAAAAATTCTTTTTTTGAGTTCATAAAGTGGTTCAGAAATAAGGTTTACAATTGAAAGGTTTATGAGCCTTTCAAGGTAGGCTTTACAGCCCACCTAGAAAGAATCTAAAGACCCTCATAGAGTTTGTCCAAGTCGCCCTCTCTTTCAATATCTTCTTTGATTCGTTGCTCGTGGAACTCTTTAAAGGTTTGGTATTGATGATTTAATATCTGATAACCCATTGAATAGATTGCTTCATGCTGAGCTTGACCTATAAGGTCAAAAATAGTCATGTTTGGCTCATCTATATTAAGGTTCTTCAAATCAATACAACCTCTTGACACATCATCTGCCAACCATCTAGCTCTGTCTACGTTGTAAACATCAACTAAACTATCAGCAATTTCTGAAAGACAATCTTCTAGTTGGTCTTGTTCGTACTCATTAACAAAGTTCTGTAATAGATCAGTAATGATTGTGTATCGCCAATTATTAGGCAACTCGTCATCATGTAACTCTCTTACAAAATCTTGGTAAGTTTCCTTTTGATCTTCCTTAAGTTGAATATGTCCGCTTGGTTCAATTATGAAAGCATCATAAAACTTTCTTAATTGTTCAACTTGGTTAGTTGTTACCATCTTGTGGTTCTCCTTTGGTTAGTAGGTTTTAAAGTAGATTTCACCAAGAAAAAAATTTCTCCTGGCCTTTACCTGGAAAAATTTATTCAGGTTAATTTAAGAAATCCATAGAACCTTTAATTAAAAAGGCTCTAAGGATTCATTAAGTGTTACTTCTTAGTACAAGTAACTGTGATGTCTTTATCTGTTAGTTTTACTTTGATGTCTCCACCATCAATTAAAAAATCAATAGCTTTAGAACTTAAAGGAATAAATTCTGCGAAATCGTCAGCACTAACATAATGTGCTTTCTCCCATACCAAATCTCTATCTAGAGTGTTTGGATTATATCCTCTTGCATAGATGACGTGGTTATTGTTTCCGCTTCTTGTATTGAAAGCGTTCATTAAATAAATACCCTCGTCTTTAACTAAATAAAAACCCTTTTCTTTTGTGGTTTTATTTGTATAAGGCTGATTAAATACCTTATTCTCTTTAGTTAACTTTGCAAGCTCAACTAGTGTTGAGTTTGAACGGAAGTTCAAAGTAGTCATCTTTAATTTTCTAGGTTCGGTGGTTAATTGATCAGCATATAGCTAATCATTAGATATCATTACATATAATGTGTGCAAAGTCAATAAGATACCCGCACCGATAACTAAAAAAGATACATAGACTACATAAAAAGCCCAAAAAAGCTAGAAATAGCCTTAATAATATAAGATATATTATAAGATCCTAGTTATATCAATAGTTTTACTAGGTATTATCTCTTTTTTCTATATTTTTTTCTATATCAAGGGGTAAAATTGCAATTTGTATATATGCGTAACCCCTTCAAATTTTTGTTCTTAAATTTTTTTGAGTAAGAACCATGCAGCAGCAGTCTAAGGGTTCTCCCCCCTAGTGTAATCTTAAGTGTATTCCTAAGTGTAATCTTAGTGTGTTCTTAGTGAGTAGAGGATATTCTTTCTCCTATAGTGGTCCCTAATAGAGATCTTTTAGGAAACCTTGATCAGATACATTGCTATTACTAATTTGTTGAGGGGTCATACCCATAGCAGTTTGAGAAATGGTGTTGTTTAGTAGAGAGTTCCAATTATCAGTGTGTATTGATAGTAGTTCTTCTTTTCTTTTGGATATGTTTAGGTCTTCATTTTGAGCCATGTATTCAGTCCAGTAAGCAACTGCACCTGCAAGGGAGTCAACGAGGTCATCATGTACAAGGGAACCTCTATGACGAGATATACGTGATAGTTGATATACAAGTTGAAGTTTTAATCTTCTTTCTGGTGTCTCTTGAGGGTTAGAACGGAAGTCTTTTTCTATCACTTTGCGGTCAATTATGAGTCGGTGAGAGTTCATTACAGGTTCTAGGGTGTCGATTATACGCAGTTCTTTAGTTTTATTGTTTCTAACGTCTTCAACTTGGCAGGGGTGAAATCTCATAAGGAAGGGTTTTAGTAGTTCAGCGAACATACCACCACCAAAGTTTTGTTCTACGAGTATTTGATTTATGTTATTGTCTCTAGCAATCTTACTAATCTTCTCCAGAACGGCATCTGAATAGCCCCCAGACAGTCCTAAACACTCTGTGACGTATAAATTACCATTAAGCATCTTAACGCAGCTTATAGCGGTCTGATCTTTACCCTTTCCAGAAGGGTCAACAAACATAACTGACCCTGTGTATTCTATAAAGTCACCAAATTCTTGGGCTGGTCGGTAGAATCTATCACCATTGAACCCTACACATTGGAGATCAGTGATGACATATTCGGGATTATTAGACCAGATAATTTTTTCTGGTGCAAATTCTTTATTTACAGAAGCAATTACTAGGTCGTTTATTTTTAAAGGGTATCTATCTTGGTCAGATAGGGTTGTATCTAGTTGAAACTGTAGATTGAAGCCAGAACGCCCATAGGAAGCTTCACGTTCCATCAAATCTTGTGCAGAGAACCTTATAGGATCTACAGGATCTCTAGGCTGTACAGTTCCTTCTGTAAGTTCTTTTTGTATTTTAGGAGCAAGTCTATCTCCATAGTTGTTTTTTAGTTCTGGGTACCTGGCTGTCCAAATTCTTGTTTCATATCCTCTTTCTTCTAGTGTTAGGTACACAGAATTTTCTACTTGTGGTGTACCAAGAAAGGTAATTTTCCCATTTGGTTTTAGTATCGCTTCAAATTCTTTTACAGCTTCACTAAGTTTGTCTCTCATGGGCTGTGTGTAGGAGTTGTTAGGAACTTCTACGTCATCTGCTATAACTTCATCTGCCCTAGCTCCTGACATCTGCCCTAAGACACCCCTAGAAGAGCATGAGGGGGCATGATCGGCCTGTGCAGGTTTTACATCAAAACTAACCTTACTGTTTCTCTGATCGTCTCTGGGGATCAAATCAGCAAGTATTGGCATCTCATTGATAAGACGCATGGTAAATGTAGTAAAGTTATCGGCTCTATCTTTACTGGCAGATACGACTAAGAACTTTAGTTGTGGATTCATACGAAGTCTCCACACTACATAGGTAGAAGTAATCCAACTCTTACCTACCCCACGAAATCCCTGTATGATTTTACGTCTTGCACCATATTGTAGATATTCAGCTATGTCTAACTGAACAGGTGTAGGGTCTGGTAGGTTTAAATGTCTCCAAGTAACGATTAAGAAATATCTAAAGTCTTGTAGTTTTTTTGGTAGTGGCTGCATATCTTTAAAACAGGCACAGCTGTTCTACTGGCACTGGTAATTTAGTTTCATCACCCCATTGCTCTGCCATTGCTGCTGCTATACCAGTATAGAATTTACTTCTTTCCTTACCTTTTCCAGAACCTAACCACCAAATTCTTTTTGCAATTTTATCAGGCAATTCTTTTGTTTCCTCAAGAACATTATTTGTTTCTTTCAATAAAGGTAAATTTTTTAACCATAAACAAGTTTTTTTGTATTCTGGATGTCCAAATTGATAAGGGTTGATTGTCTGATCTGCCTGTCTTATATGTGAAGAGATAACAGATACAGGATTTTCAATGCAGATATGATCTATTGGTGCGTTCATAAGTTGTTGCACAAAGTCAAGTGCTTTTTCTCTAAGGTGCATAGGTTTTTTACCCTCTGTAAACCACCTCGCACCCGATATTGATAAATGCGTACAGGGAGGGTGTAAAATGGCAAGCTGCCAATCCATGTCTAAATAATCAAGAACATTTCCTTTTATATGATTACCTGATGATTCAGTGTCTAAGATGTCACATGACCAGGCATCATGTCCTCTGATAGCGAACGCATCTCTAACAATACCCGAATATTCGCACCCTACAAGCACTCTCACTTTATATATCAGCCAAAGGTACAGCATCTAGGTCTGGTAGGTTCTCCATAAGCTCTTGCATTGGGTTCTTTTCTACTGGTAAGCACTCAACACCATTATCTTTTAGAAACTGTCTAGCTACGTTTAGATCCCCTGCCTTTGCTTCTCCACTTGTAATCTTATCTGTCAGTTCTTTTGCAAGAAGTAAATGTAACTTTTCTAGGATTTTAAAATTTTTATCCATGATTAGTCTTGTTTTTAAATAATATAATCATTTCTTATCTGTTTTGCCAAACAGAAGATACCTAATTTTACCTATAAAACCTAGCTTTTTTACTTTTTTATATAGTCTTACACCTTTTTCATACTTATATAATTTAGTTTCTACTTCTGATATACGCATTATTGCTGAAGATAGTAGTAAATCTTGTAGTTTAGTGTATTTAATTAAATCTAGACAGTATTCTTTTACAGCTTTATCAGGCATTTGTTCTGTTTCACGCTGTTTAATTTCAATTTCAAACTCTATTTCTGGCGGTGGGTTGCCGACAAGTATTTTAAAAAATTCTTTGTGGTTCATATTAGTTCATTTTAGGAAATAGTTGATGCTCTAATAAGTCAACAGCACGATCATCTAGTGTGTTGGTAGTTTGTTTGCAGATAGCTCTAAGAAGATCAACAATAAGTCGTTTTACAGCAGTTGTAGTAAAGAAATTTAGTAGTACTGGTTTTAAAAGTTTAAGCATAATAATCTTGTGTTACTTTCCAAACATAGCTAAATTGCTAGTATTAGACAAGATACTCAGCTTTTATGGCAGAACAAGAAAAAAAAATAAATAAACAAGATGATGATAAACCAGACTATCAAGAGAAAATAACTTTCTTAGTATCTACTATTGCTCAAGCATTTATATTAACTTGGTGTTTATTAGTTTTATCTCTTGGATATATTAAGTTACCTAATAAATTATTTGGTATAGATATTCCAGATCAACCTAGGGTAGATAGCACATTTGCTGCTGGTTTATTAGGAAATATTTTAGGTGGACTAGGAATAAGCGTTAATGCTGCACAAGGAGCTAAGAAGAAAAAGAAAGAAAACGAAAATGGTGTAATTAACGACTCTAGTGGTAGCACCTCAACTATAATAATAAAACAGCCATTAGAGATCGTCACAACAAAACCTGACGTAATCAAAGTTGATCCCACAAAAAAATGAAAAAGCTATTATTACTAAGTTTGTTTGTAACTACACCTTGTTTTGCTAATCCTTTACCAACTTGGACTACTGGCTCTAGTAACAGAACGGAGAATACCACTCAGACTATCACACGAAGCGTAGTAACAGAGAAATATGGATCAGCTATAAACACTTGGGAAGGTTCTAATATAGAGGTTACAAGTGCATCTAGCGGTGGTATAGCTCATGCAGATGCAGTGTTTACTCCAAAAACTGTAACTTCTGATTGGTCTTTGTCTGTTACAACAAGAGCAGCAAGTCAAATGATAGAAAAGATTACACAGAATGATTCGATCACAACTACTAGCGTTATCACTTCTCTCAGCGTCTTTAGTCAGTAGCTCAGTTTTAGCAGAGGGTGAGACAGATGTTATAGCTTCTCCTAATGCTGTTGGTAATTCCAGTATTATCAATCAAAATATGAATGTTAATAATGGTATGACAGGTAAATTGCAGTTTGGTAATTTAGTTTGTAGCCAACCAACTATGGCATTTACACCTTTTTATACTGGTAATGATGCACAAGGAGAAGATACATACAGCATTAATGAAGGTTGGGGATTTCAGTTATCATTTATGGTTCCTTTAGGTACTAATAATGAAACGTGTTCTGAACTAGCAAAAGTGAAGCTAGACCTAGCCAAAGAAGAACTAAACAAGCAAGTCCATGATAAGCAATTAGTGAGAGTTTTAAAGTGTTCACAACTCCACGCTGCTGGTTATATGATTAACCCTAAATCAAAATTTGCTGGTCTTTGTAGTGATGTAATAAATATTAGAAGTTATGTTCGTGCTAATTCAGAAAAATTTAAGTAGGTAGTTTAGACGCCACATAGTACAGGTATGTGAACTCTACCTACCATCTTTATTATTAATCTTTTCTTTTATATTTGCGACTTCTTTTTTAAGAACTTTAGTAAATATTTTTTTAAATATCTTTTTAATTTGTGTAACCACAGCTTGCATTGCAATACCACCAGCTACAGATACAACAGACGCAGTACCCGCAGCTATAACACTTGACGCTATAACTTCTGGTGCAGGTATAGGCATTTCTCCAAAAAAAGGTATATTAAAAGTACCTACAGGTTCTTCTGTTGAAGTATTTTCTAAGTTTTGTGGCAGGTTCGTTGGTATCTGTTCTGGGTTTATATTTAGCCCTTCCTCGTCTTCTTCCTTTTTTTTTGAAGAACTTTCTGCCTGATCTTCCCCAAGTCCCGACTGAACTTGTTCCAAACTTGGAAGGAGTAAAGGATCTAGATATGGAATCTCTGCCACTGGGGAATAAAAAATTGTTTTAGGTGGTATAAGAATATTATTGCTATCAGGTAAATTTATCTCAGGATAGTCCACTTAAAAGTTATTAAGTTTTCATTATGAAAGCGAGTGCATAATACGGTGGTCTGTTTTCGTGACTATTTCCTGAACCTTTATTGCCTGTGTTTCCACTAATACTGATAGTTACAGTACTGCTATTTACCAGCCCACTTCTATTTGTAGTCGAACTAGCAAACGCTGTAGTAGTTACTGCTCGTGTACTACTATCATCGTCTTGTCCAGTTTTAATGCTATGACCATGTGAGTCAGATCCACTACCACTGAAAGTATGATTATGACTTGGCAGCTGACTTTCAGTTAAGGTAACTGAATTAGCACCACCTGTATTACCTGAAGAATAAGTAGAACCAGTTCCAACAATAAATCTATCTCTTAAATCAGGAGTACCATTTTGTCCATCGCATAAAGCCCAACCACTAGGAGCGGTACTTCCTGTGAACATCAGAATCATACCTGTGACAAACGAAGCAGGGACTTGAGCTAAGGTTATGTAATTAGTGTCGTTAGTAAAAGTTGAAAGGTTTGCTCCAATATTAGCTTTGCCAGCAATAGTAGTATTTATTGAGTTAGCTAATTTATCTGTTGTCACAGCATCATCAGCAATATCAGCAGTGCCGATACTGCCATCTTTAAAAGCACTAGCTTCAGTTAATCCCATTATTAAAATGCAACGCCAGTAGCTTGTACTGGTGTATTGATAAGATCAATTTCTGCCTTCAATCCAGTTTCAATAGCAGTAACAGCATCCGTTCCAAGGGCATCTTTAACCCAAGTTATCATGGTTGCACTGTCAGGAGTTTTCTTAGATGCGTCATAAGAAATAAACTCAGATGGTAATGACTCAGGCTTGGTATATGTAACCTCTCCTGTATGTCTTGCCTTTTCTTCTGTGCCATCCATTCCTTTTACTCTGTAGACAACATTTGTGAAATAACCATCGGCAACATCTCTTTTACAAGCAGTGCCATTGATTTCCCAGGTATAAGTGATAGCCATGATAACTTAAGTTAAATTGTTACTTTTATTCTACAACTTCTGTTGCAGGTTGCTCTACTCCTTCTTCTTCTTTTACAAGTTCCATTAGCTCTGCATATTTAGCATTAGCCACTTTGAACTGTTCAAGAAGTTGTGCATTTGCATTGTTTAGCTTTTGTGCCTCTTCAACACCTGCGTTGTACTTCTCAGCAAGAGCTTGTGCTTCTGCCTTACGTTGTTCGCATCTTTCAGATAAAGCTGACATAAAAAATTTGTAATTATTTCAATAATACCAATACGTCAAGTCTTTGTCTGTTCTAGATATTACGAATAAACTTTCTTACCGTCAGTAATAGCTTTGTCGATAGCAGTAAAATCTTCGCCAGTCCAGATAGATGTAGTTTCATCTTCTTTCTTATATGCCTTAATAATTTCGAGATGCTCTACATTACGCTTGACCTTATCTTTATATTCATCATCAGTTTCATCTGAAGACTTTGCAGTATTGATAACAGTTACGCTATCTCCAGCAGCAGAGAAGATTTGTGCGATTTCGTCAGTAGTGCGTTCAGCCATTTGATTTAAGTTTGTTTACTTCTATTGTAAGTTCTTGGATCGCTTTGACAAGGATCGGTACGAGTTTACCATAACTTGCTTCTAACCTATCAGGGTTTTCGTCCATAACCATGTTTAGATAATCTGCATCATTTTCTTTTTGTGCAGCTTGTAAATCCTGTGCAATAAAACCATGTTCAAACGATCCATCTTTACCATTACCATCTCTGGTAGCCCATTCAAATTTGACAGGTCTTAGCTTAGATATGAAATCTAATCCTTCTGGTAAGTCAATTACGTTTGTTTTATCTCTTGCATCTGATAATGAGGATATGGTCTGTACGTTACATCTAAGGGTAGCTACACTACTATTTCCAAGTGTTACTTCATTATCTGCTGTAGCAGAAGATGGATCTGAGTCAAAACCTAAACAAAGGTTATTACTACCAGTAGTTATTACATTACCTGCATTATTTCCTACGGAAACATTATTATTTCCAGTTGTATTAGCCTGTAAAGCACGAAGACCTATTGCTACGTTTTTTTCTCCTGTAGTGTTACTCTCTAAAGCTTCATAGCCAACAGCAGTACCTGCAGCACCTGTCGTATTAGAACCTAATGCGTCATAACCAATAGCAACGGATGAACCTGCTGTAGTATTTGCATCCAAAGCATTAGAACCTATTGCTACGTTTTCTGCTCCAGTTGTGTTTAATAATAAAGAATGAAAACCTACAGCAGTGTTATTACTCGCAGTAGTATTTGCATCTAAAGCAGCCCTTCCAATCGCTGTGTTATTGTCGCCAGTTGTGTTTTTTCCTA